CTATTTGTTTCATGAAGCGCAAATGCCTGCCCGGCATGATTTGATACTCACAACCGAATGCATCGCAAATTTGACGGATGAGCGCAACGACGTTTCCTTCTCCGAAATTCGGGATAAACGCCGATTCGGTGACATCGACATTTTCAAATGTCCAGCCCGTGCCGTTGAGTGCGTATTGCACGAACTCGTCTAGCGTATGTGTACCGCCATATGTCCCTTCTTGATAGTGGTCAACCAAGTCAAAGAAAATATGTTGCGCGTGTACTTCTTTACGGTCGCGCACTTCCGTCATCTGTTTAATACGGAATTCGTGACCGTCTAGTTCGACGGTTGCTTCTTCTTGCACGAGGGGATAGGCGTGTTCATTGTTTTTTGTATTGAAACAGACGAATGACAAGGAATATTCGCCGTTCACCTGTTCCGCAACCTCTACACCGTTTATATCGGGTAGTGGATCGGTCTGCCCCTGTAAACTCGTAACAACGAGCATGGGTTCACCCCTTTCATGGGAATAGAAAAAGGATAGAGGATGTAAAATAGCCCCTATCCTTTGGATGAAAGCGTCATTTTATACAGCCAGTATATGTTTCTCAGATTCCAGATTACGGCGCGATGTACGCGGAGCGGAAACCGAGGTAGGTACCCGAGCTCGTACGAGCGTGCGACAGGTTCAGCGCGAAGACACCAGCATCCGACCCGTCGGCCCAGTAGCCGCCGCGAATCGGAAGGCGCTCACCGTAGTTACGCACCCAGATACCGTCTCCGCCATGGTTCGCGTCGATAGGAGCAATAGCGAGATGCTTCAATAGATCTGGAACCGTGAAGCCGGATTTAGCTCCCAACGTTTCAAAGGTCGTATAGCTATACCCGTAGTAAGCATCTGAACTCGGATCAGTCGTAAACATCGGATTTGTTCTTTCTGCTCCCAAGACAGGATCGCCGCCTACATCACGATCTGTTGTGTTTGCATCTCCTGCTGTCGTGTTATCGAAATATACGCCTGTGTCGACCCATTGATCGACTACGCGCGGTCCTTCTGGCGTATTGTAATTGTTGTCCTGGTGAACATAAATTTTCCCGTCGATCAATTTTAATCCATCGACCCATTCCCATACGTTCCCGTTGAGGTCGAAAATACCTTCATTCGTTCCATCGTGCGACCAGCTGGCAGGTCCAGAACCTGTTGCGACACGAGCATCCTGTCCACTTGATTGATACGTCACTTTTCCTCTTTCATGTGGAGCAGAAATATCCTTGCCATAGTTGTTATTTCCTCGAGGCATAAACCCGTTTTTCTTGCACCAGAGGGCAATAGCTGCCCATTCAGCATTCGTCATAAGATGCCAACCTGAACCTTTTGCTGCACAATATTGTTTTGCTTGATCATATGTCACAGATGTCTTCGGATCTTGGAAAGGAATAGAGTATGCGCGTCCGTCATGCACGATATTTTGATATTTCGAAATCCAGATTTCGCTTTTCACTACTCCGTTTACAATAAATGCCGGGTGCGGAACGTTAGGCGCCCCGTTGATGACATCTGATAAGTTGAATTTAGGAATGCAAACCATGATAGACGGATTTCCTTTGTCATCATACATGACCGTGTTTTTTCCGCCTGTGGCGGATTCCACGGCTTGGCGCAATGAATCTTTCACCGATACAACAAAAGCCATTACATCTCAACTCCTTCCGGTAATGCCCACAAGCGAATTTCGACTTTCGACATATTTAAAGACATCGGAACAATGCTTGTTTCGCCGTTATCGTTTTTCACAAGCTGATATTCTCGTGGTGGAATAATAATTGTCGCTACATACCAAGCCCCCACACCTTCTTGCACAGTTGTATATGTCGTGTCAAGGCATACGTCAATCACACGTTGCACATCACCCTGTCTCTCTTGCAGATCGATCGACAAGCTACCAATATTTAGTGTCGTTCCCTCAAGCGTAAACTCTACCTTCCGTCCGCTGTTTAAATGAGTGATAATCATTCACATCCCCTCCTATGCCACCAGCGGATTGAGTAGCGTCCACATAAATGTGACACTGCTCGCACTACCTGTCATTTTCACTTTAAACCCATTCTGCGTTTTGTCATACACAATCAACTGCCCATAATCGCCGTTCGATGAAATAACGTCAATAACCACCGCATAGTTCGGCGCGTTGATTTGTGCATATCCCGTTAATGTCACTTGTACAAACGGCTCATTATCTCGAAAATACCCGTTCGAATTCACACCTGTTATTGTTGCGACTCCTTGCTGAAAACGTAATTTTTTGTACTTGTCAATTTCTAAAAAGATTGAACGATCATTTTGAAATAGAACGTCATCAGCGGTTGATAAAATTCCAATTTTATTAGATGTATCATCCAAACGATCTTTTAATGTCGGATGTGTCACATTATTAATGGAATCATACCGAGCGTCCACGATTTCGGTATTGGAACTTCCTGTGTTTGCGACGATATTATCGATACGTGCATCGAGGTCATTATCTCGTTCAATACTGTCGTTTTCAATCTGTGTCATACGTGCATGCGCCGCGCTATCTTTTGCGTTGAGGTCGTTTTGTACTTCTTTTATATCCGCCTCAATATCATCAAAGTTAGCATTGAGGTCATTTCTAAAATTGCGGTCGAATGGAACTCCTAAATCACGGTATGGATATTTCATAGATGACATGCTGTATCACCGTCCTCCTATAAGTAATAAAAACGGAAGTCAAACGAGATGGTAAAAGCTCCCGTTGCTCCCGTTATGGTGAAGTCGTTCCATCCTGATTTCAATGTGATTAATTTTCGGTTGGTCTGTCCAAAAATGCTTGACCCGTTTTTTAGCGACCGCACACCGTCTAGTGTGATTGTGTCGCCGTCAACTGTCGTTCCCGTGTATTGCCATGTATCCCCTGTCGTCTGATTCGTGATGGTAAGATTCGTTGACGCTCCTGTGAATTCGATTTTTAACGGTAACACACGCGGGTCAATGTCAATATCTCCGGCGTTGTAAATACTGAAATTAGCCGTATTGTGAACATATTTCAGATCATCTGATTCAATTAACCCCTGCCCGATTTGCCAAAGTTCTGCATCAAACGTGAACGGGTCTAGGGTAGTTCCGATGGATTCGGCATATGAAGAAGGCGAAGAAAACTCTATTTCAAACGTTCCAATACGTGGCGGATACTTTTCAATCTCAAATCCGTTTGATCGAACAAGCCATCGTCGTTTTTGGTTCGGTTCATGAAAGTAGAACAATTCTTTCGTTGAGAAAATACGGAACACTTCATTCCGCAGCAACGGAAAGTCTTGTCGGTCAACCGCGTGCATAAAAAAAGACGCTCGTATTTTACGACCGTCATAGGTGGTATCGACTTCGACATATCCATCCCGACCGTCAATTTCTTCTGTCACCACGCGAACGGTAGGTGAGGAAATGGAATGAGTTAGGAGTTTGATTCCGTATTGTTCTGTATCAATCATAGTTCCATCTAGCCTTTCGATAATCATCATTTCACCCCGTTCATACGCAGTCTCGTATTCATACGGCTTCCAAGTTCACGTTCGATGATGTCGATCATCCGATATGCGTCGTTGATATTATTACCGGTATAGTTCAATGTCACGTTTATGGTCGGTTGTTGCTGTGGCATTTCTCTTGCGATCAAACCCGCAATTTTTCGTGCATGTCTGCCTTCAAACGGTACAATTGCCTCATCCACATCACCAAATCCAGCATTCCCGAAAATGACAGGTCTTTCAAATACACCACCGATTGCGTGCCAGTTGATCGAGAACTTCGGAATTTTAACGGATAAATCACCGATGCCGAACGATTTCCAACTTACGTTGATGTCCGGTAGTTTCGGTTTCGGGATTTTGATAGACAACTGGGAAAAGGCGTTTTTAATTTTGTCGATGATGCCTAAAACCGTATTTTTTGCCTTTTCAATCGGGCTTGTAATAGCACTTTTGATTCCATTCCATACGCTTGCCGTTGTCGATTTAATGCCGTTCCACACATTTGAAACTGTGGAACGGATGCCATTAACAACATTGGAGATAACCGATTTAATTCCATTCCATACAGACGATGCTGTACTTTTTAAGCCGTTCCATATGGATGTTAGCGTGGATTTTATCCCATTCCAAACAGAAGTTACGACCGAACGAATAGTATTAAAAATGGTGGATATTGTTGTTTTTATGGCATTGAATACTGTACTTGCTGTTGTCTTAATCGCATTCCATACAGTCGTCAGTGCCGTTTTTATAGCGTTCCATACAGTCGTAAAGATGGTTTTGTAGATGTTTAAAACAGTCGTAAAATATGCTTTTATGCCGTTCCATATCGCTTGTGCTGCCGCTTTGATTGCTTGCCATGTTGCTAATAAAAACGCTTTGATTTTGTCCCAGTTTTTCCAAAGAAGAACGCCTATAGCGATTAGCCCAGTGATTGCCGCAACAGCGATAGCAACAGGAGCTGCTATCGCCCCTATACTAACTCCCATCGCGCCAGCAGCCATGGTTATAGCAGTAATAATTGGAGCTAATGCCATCATAGCTCCCATGATAATTCCGATTGCCGAAGCAACCGCCGCGATGGTCGCCGCTAATGTCGGATTGTTTGACACCCACTCGGCGATTTTAGAAACAACGTCAGCGATGACGCCTAGTAATGGTTCGGACACGGTTTTTAAATCTTGGAATGCTTGCTGCAGTTTGACTGCTGGTGATTCGTCGATCTGGGCAACGGTATTTTTTAGGTTATCCGTGTTGTTCTTAGCGTCTCCTAGGTGTTTGTTCATGTTGAGGATCGTTTCGGCAATGTTTTCGCCTTGGTCTTCCCACATTGTCAATTTGTTATCGCAAAGGCTTTTTATCCTCTGCTTCCGGAGGTTTCCCTCATACCCTTTCACGGGATACGGCTGGTCAATTCCAGCCCGGTTCGGCGTACATTTTCAACCAACAAATGTTGGTTGCCGGACACTCTTGGGCGGATTATTGCTCCCTTAACGCTCACCGCCTACGCTCTACGGTGCAGGGTGGTGTTCCCTGTTACCTCGGTGTTGGCATATGAATCGGCATAATAAAAAGCGCTCAAACAGAGCGCCTATTTACCATCGACAGAAATTCATAAAATTGTTGTTTAGTGTTTTTTCCGTATCCATATATATCATGGAAATTTTTGTGACATGTTATGCATAAGGTTATGCCGTTATCCACATCAAGTCGTTTCTCTTTGCACCAATCCCAACTATCCAAGTGATGGGCGATTAAGTTTCCACCTTTATTATCTCCACAACATTGACATGTATAATTGTCTCTTTCATAGACTTGTGTTCTCCACAAACCATAACCTTCAATAAGCCGTTCTTTTTCTCTTTCCTCATCTGTTTTGTTCGGGTTGTAATTAGGATTGGATTTTCCAAAACGTCTAACTCCATACATAGGATTGTTTTCTCCGCTCCAATCCATGTATATCACTTTCGACGGATTGGTTTCTAAATCCCTTAAGAGTTCCGAGTAGCATTTTTTGCAATAAGTAGATTTCTTTTTGCCCGAATGATAACTTTTTCCACATCTTTGACATGTATGAGAATATTTATTTCGGTTATATTCTCTTTCGCAATCTTTGCAATAACTAAATGGCTTCTTTTCTCCTTTGACAGTTCTAAAATTAAATTCGTCTAACGGCTTTTCTTTTAAACATTTAGAGCAATATTTATAACCATCTTTTGGTGTTGGTAACAAAGGAGTCTTTCTTCGTCTTAAATTTTCGCACCGTTTGCATCTTTTTCTACGCCCATCAGGATAACGTTTGTCTTTCACAAAATCATCTAATTGTTTTTCTTCACCACAATCACAACAAACCTTATTCATTTTACAACCTCCCGTAGTTGTATCCCGAATAATTAAATGAAGGGCAGGCAGTCGGGAATCTGCTTTTCGGGGCGTCCCCCTAGCCCTTTATAATTATTATAACATACTTTTTATGCCGATTCACTTAGCTTCCACCGATTTTGCCCGGTTTTGTTTCGGCACAACTTTCGTTTACCGAAAATAGCTACCCCCAAGGCGTTTCGTTTCGTTTCGTCCTTCACACCCATCAGCGCTTTGACAACCTGTTGCATCGCTTCGCGTCCTTTATCGCCGCCAGCAGCAACAGCCTGCCCCCATTCCTGCAATTGTTTCGCAGAAATACCTGTTCCTTGTAGCAATTCTTTAGTTGATTTATCAACCTCTTGGCCGAACTCCGCTAGACGGATTCGACCCTCCTTGAGACCATCGAGCAGGTTGTCGATGTTCCACGTCCCTGTTTCGACCCCTGCAGCGAAAATCGCCTGAATTTCTTCTGCTTCAAATCCGGCACGTTGCAACTGTTGCCCGTATTCAGCGATGATGTCCAATTGTTCGGGCGGGAATCCGATTTTTAATAGCGCGTTAATAAGCCCTAATGCTCCCTCATTTGAGATGTTCAATTCTGACGCGACTTCGTGTGTTTCTTGAATCAACTCGGTAAAGTCAATTCCTGAATAGGCTCTTGCAACGGCCGCTGCCCCTTTGACAATTGCGGTGTTCGCTTCGTCACTGGCGTTTTTGTTCAGTGCCCATTGACGGCGCACGCCTTCAAGTGCTGCTTCCGCATCCACGCCGTACGCTTCGATTGACCGAACCGCTTCCTTTATGGCCTTTTTGGATGATTCCGGCACATCGAAAGCGACATTGATTTTTGCTTCAAGATCAGAAACATCGAGAGCCTTTTCAATCGCTCCGGCGATCCCACCACCGGCAACGAGCGCACCAGCAACATTTTCAAGTTCAACACCGAGATCACCAACTGATTTTTCAGCTGCTTTTGCTTCTTTTGACAACTGCCCAAGTTCTTTTTTGATGTTTTTAATCGAATTCCCGTCATCAACAGAAGCAAGAGCTTGCTTCATTTTATCTATGTCAACGTTAGTTCCAAGTGCCGCTTGTCCAATTTTTTTGATCGCTTCATCTAACTGTTTTGATGAAGCTGTTCCGTTTTTGATTGCATTAACCAGTTTTGTTCCTAAAACATCCGAAAAATCATCAACGCTTTTTCCGGTTGCGGCAAAGAACGTCTGTAATTGTTTTGTCGCAGTAGCAAGTTTCTGTTGTTCTTGCTCCGCCTCTTGCATACGTTCTTGTAATCTTCGTAATTCTTGTTCTGTTTTTGCAATCTCGCGTTGAAAAGCGCGATATTGGCCTTCCGAAATCTCACCTCGTGCAAATTGATCGGCGACTTGTTGTTGAACGGATTTTAAGCGATTTAATTTTTCGCTTGTGTTTTCGATTTGTTTTGCAAGTAGTTGTTGCTTTTGAGCCAGCAATTCCGTATTTGCAGGGTCAAATTTGAGCAGGCGCTCGACTTGTCGCAATTCAGATTGAATATCTTTACTTTTTTGATTGACATCAGAGAGAGCCTTTCCAAGTTTGGTTGTGTCCGCCGAAATGACTACAGAAATCCCTCTTATCGTTTCTGCCACGTTCTCACCACCTTTACGCAAAAAAGGCGTCTATATCCGCCTGCGTCGCCATTCTGCGGCGATGTTTTCGTTTTCCAGTTTCCATGTCCACGTAAATATTCACGTATTTCAGCAAGTCATTGACCGTCAACTCGTTGATTTCATCAAAAGAAAGACCGGCGCGTTTCCCAATCACAAGCAACTCTAAATCAGGACGCTCCGGCGGTTCGTATACCGTGTCATCATTTTGTTGCGGTTCGGATTCCTCGACGAAAAAAGCCCTCTGCCGATTCGTTCATGATCGCGGTCATGGTATCGGCATCTGAAAAATCCACGTATTCAAATTGATCGAGCCATGATTCAAAACGCGGGAATGTTTTACCTTTTCCCTCCGCCGCTTTGTTCATCGCCCATGCAATCTGCAAAAGAGCCACCGAATCTAGCGCCGACGGATCATCCGCAATCGCCTGCATTTTCAACAGATCGCCGATCAAATCAGATTTGAATTCTTGACGATAATAAAGAAGGGCCAAAGGCGTAGCCTTTAGCCCGATTTGTTTTCCTCCAATGTTAACTGTTCTCATTCATTACACCTCCGCCGTTGCGCCCGGTACTGTCACTGCGCTAAAGAAATTGTCATAAATCGCTTGGTTGGTGTCATTCAATTCAATCACGCCACGAACAACGTTTTTGCCGCCGATTTCAATTGGCAGGATGGTGATGTTGAGTGTTTGTGTTGTCGGCTCAACCGATTCGCCGCGCGTATTGTGTTCAGCAGTCGGTCGGCTGGCTTTGCACCGATAATACACGAAACGGCGGTTTTTCTTGTCACCCAAAATTTGACCTAGCAGCGCGAATTCTTTCGGCATTCCGTCTGTTGTCTCGACGAGCATCCCGTTCGCGTCGATTTCCCAGCCAAGCATTTCGGCTAAAACGTCGTCAGGGATAGTCGCCATTTCCAACTCAGCTGTGTAGCCGTTGTTGCTCGTGTATGTGAAGTATGGTCCATTATCTGCATAAAACGTCGATTCTTCCCCTTGCGGTTCAGGGCTAAAACGGACAGCCCCCGGAATAGCCACAGGCGTCTCCCATGTCGGCGTTGTATCGTCTGTCAAGAAAGCAATATGAACTTTCTCCAAACCGAACGTGACTTTATTTTGACTCATATTATTCAACCTCCTAGAATTTGAATTTCATAGAGTATTTGATACACTTTTTCTTCATCGAGATATGTTTCAAATTTCCGATAGGGCAAGCCTAGTTCTTTGAGCTTGTCCTGCACTTTTTGTTCGGCAGCTAAATCTTTTTTTGCCGTGTATAACTCGATTTGAAAGTCATCAATCGCGACATAGTTGACATTATCCGCCATCATGTCGTTTGAATAAGCGAACTGATAAATAATAAACGGCGGTGTGACTGGGCTGGAAAACGAGCCGTAGGCGACAGGATAGCCGATCGTTTTTAAGGCTTGATATAACTCCGCTTGTGTCATCTTAACCACCGTTTTCGATTACTCTTTTTAGCTCGTTCGGCAAGTCTGCCGCATATTTTTCATATGCTGGCCGCAAGTGCGGATAGGCAGGGACGCGGCCACCGTTTACTTTTGCATGGCCGAATTCAAGAAGATGAACGCGGCGATAGTGTTTTTTGTTCCACACGATGCGTTTGGTTGTGCCGTATCCGTCCTCTTTCGTGATGCCAAATGACTGCGCGTATTCGCCCGTTCGTTTCGGGGCGAGTGCTTTTGTTTCTTGTAATACTTTCCGTGCAGTCTTGTCTACTGTTTTCCGAACACCTTCGGCAACGTCGTCTGTGTATTCTTTGACCGCTTGCACCAACTCATCGGCTAGACGGTCGATCGGAATGTTAGCCATCCGCCGCCACCCTTTCCGTCGCGATAATGGTTAACGTTTTCTTGCCTTCATCATCATTGAGAACACTTTGTATATCAAACTTCCGTCCTTGATAGTCGATCCTCATTGTTTCATCGATTCCAGGAGTGTACCGAATGATAAAACGATAGGTTCGCTCCGCTTGGACGGATGCGGCGGCAAAGTATTCCCTGCCACTTACCGTCTTAATTGCCGCCCAACATGTCCGTGCTGGCTGCCAATCCTCAATTTGTTGGCCGATCTCATCCTCTGTGACAACCATCTTCAATAGCGTAATGCGGTGTCTAAACAGTCCCGGATTCATCGCTGTCACCACCGTAGCTGTATGTGAGCTGTGTCAGGATACTTTGTATGATCGGCCTTGTTTGGTCGGTTGCCTTTCCAATCATTTCTCGATTTTCATACCAATCGGCAATTAGTGTCATACAAAAAAGTTTTGCCAAGTGATTCGTCGAATCGTATGTGATTCCTGTGGCGTTTTTAAGATACTGTTCAGCCGCGTTAATTAAGGTAGTCAGTAATGCGTCGTCATCCGTAAAATCCACACGTAGCCACGTTTTCACTTCGTCTAAAGAAACGATCATTCTTTCACCTTCGTTTCTTTAGACTTTTTCACTTCCTCCACGTAGCCGAATCGGATCAGTAATGTGACCAAGCCTTTGGGCAAATCGGCAACATCGCCTTTTTTTAGGTCGTACCCAACACCTTTACAATCCATTAGCGCTCTAACCTTCATGTTGCCATCCCTCCTTCAAAAGAAAAGAGGGGATTACTCCCCTCATCACTCTGCTGGAAGTTGCACCTCGCCGAATACAAACGCTTCATTGTCGCGCATTTTTACTTCCATACGTTCAATCGCTCTCCAAAGCGTCACATCTGTTTGGAAGGCGTCCATCGCCACATCAGACGACATGATTTCGGTTTGTTGGCGGTCGAACAGAACAATACCTTCTTCAAGGTCTCCAACGATAATCGGAGCGAATTCTGCCCCTGTTCCGCTATCAACACGAGAAGGCATCACCTTGTTCGATACGATTACAACCGGCAATCCGAATAGTTGACGACCGGATGGCGATTCAAGAGACGGCTGCAATAAGAATTGACCGTTATTGTCTTGCAACGTATCTAACCAGTTGTAGGCGTCTTGGTTCACAAAAATGCTGGCTGTAGACCGGAATGCCGGATCAAG